CTCGTGGCGACGCTCGTGGCGGCATACGTGGCGGCATACGTGGCGGCATACGTGGCGGCGCTCGTGGCGGCGTCCGTGGCGGCGTCCGTGGCGGCGCGCGTGGCGGCGTCCGTGGCGGCGACCGTGGCGGCGTCCGTGGCGGCGCGCGTGGCGGCGTGCGTGGCGGCGTCCGTGGCGGCGTCCGTGGCGGCGCGCGTGGCGGCGTCCGTGGCGGCGCGCGTGGCGGCGTACGTGGCGACGCGCGTGGCGGCGCTTGTGGCGACGCGCGTGGCGGCGTCCGTGGCGGCGCGCGTGGCGGCGTGCGTGGCGGCGTCCGTGGCGGCGTCCGTGGCGGCGCTCGTGGCGTCGTCCGTGGCGGCGTCCGTGGCGGCGTACGTGGCGTCGACCGTGGCGGCGCTCGTGGCGGCGTACGTGGCGTCGACCGTGGCGGCGCTCGTGGCGTCGTACGTGGCGGCGCGCGTGGGGGCGTACGTGGCGGGCGCTACGACTGGCTCGCCACGGAGAGATCGGATGCACATCTCGGTGGCACGACCAGCAGCGACACCAGCCGATGCCATCAATTCCTGCTCGGTCAGCAGTCGTCCGAACAGCTCCTTCTGCTTGTTCGGGTTGGCTCGGAGCCAAATGGCTCCGCTTGCCACAGAGCAAGCGACCGCGCCGACCAACGGGCTTGAAACGAAGATGACCCGCTTGGGCTCGGTAAGTTTCGCTGCATGATAGAGCGCGGCGACGCTCCCAACTGCATCTGCCTTTTCGACCTCGGTCATCGGTTCGCAGTTCAGCGCGTTGGCGATCCATTTGTCACGCCACTCATTGAGTTGGCCCTTGTGCTCCGGGTGATCGTCGAATGAGTACAGTTTCTTCTTGTTCATATATCCTCCGTGCCGAGCGCAGGAATCGAACCTGCGCCATGTCACCAGACCGGCTATCAGTTCATGGTCAGTCCGCAACCTGTCGTGGTAACTCCCCCGGCTGGTATTCGGCGTGGATGACAATCTGATACACGCCAGGCGGAACGATGGTTGCGCCTGGCTCCTTCAGCTTCGTTGCCTTGTCGGTAATGTGCTGTTCGCACATGTACCGCTTCGCCTCGATGCCACTGGCGAGGCCGTCGTAGTGCGTGGCGATCACGAACTTGCTCGGCTGGCAGAGCGCGCACCGGGTCTTGTGCTCCTCGTGCATGAGGGCGACCGGAGCGGTCACCTTCATGTACCTGGCATCGACCTCCGTGCGGTACATGCTCGCCGCTCGGTGTGGGATGCGATGCGCATGATCGGTGACCTCTCCATGCTGCAGGATGAGGCCGCGCTCGGTGCGCTCGTCGGCAAGCTTCGCGCCGTCTGGGACCCCGTCGACGCGGAACAGGAATACGTCACCCTGGCGGATTTGGATGGACTGTGGAGCGGATGCTTTCTTCTTGGGCATGCTCCGAGCCTGACACGTCGCTTGACCAGTGTCAATACACGGTGTACGGTTCCGCGCATGACCGACCAAGAACGACTTCATGTAGCGCATCAACCCAGCGACCATCTCGAGGTCACCGATCAGGGATGGCTTATCGGCCCAGGAACAGAGGCATGTCCCAGCGCTCGCTCGAGCAAGCTGTGGGTCAACGAGACCAACATCCTTGGCATCGTCTGGCACTATACCGACACGCGCAGCGCTACCGCGATGGGGCTCGCACGCCGCATCATGCAGATGCCTGGACCGGGGCAGCGTGCCGCGAGCTGGCACATCTGCATCGACCGTAGCGGTGCGATCGTGCAGAGCATCAGCGCGCTGCTGGGTAGCTGGCACGCTGGCGGGGCGAGCGCCGCACGATTCGTCGTGGATCGGTTTGTTGAGGACGCCCGCATTGACCTCGCGTCTCCTCCGGTCAAGCGTCGCATCTGGAGGGCCGTATCCCCGCATACCGGCCTCCCGGGGGCCAATGATCTGTTCCTGGGCATCGAGCTCGAGAACGTCGGCGAGGTGAGGCGGCATGGTGCCGAGTGGCTCGGCTGGCCATTCGCGCATGGAACCGCGAATGGAGAGCCCGTCGTGGTCCCGGTCGATGAGATCGCCAAACATACAGGCCGTTTCTACCACCAGTTCACGGCGGCCCAGGTTGACGCCGCACAACGAGTCACCCAGGCACTTGTCGGCAAGTACCATCTGGTGCGCCCCAACTGCACACTTTCTCACCAGGCCATCGACCCCGAGCGCAGGACCGACCCGGGTCCCGACTGGATGGATCGCTGCCTTCCAATCATCCTTGATCAGGTATTCGGAGGCGGCGCCAGCAAGTAGATATCGATCCGACGCAGGCGGTGCATCTCGACCGTGAGCACGTGCCACTCCGCATCGCGCCACATGTCCTCGACCTTTCCGTAGCGGTGCTCGATCGGAAAACGCAGCGCAGCAGCCCACGCCTTGAGCGCAGCCGGAGCCTCTGGCTCGTCGCGCTCCCACAGCACCACATCCGCCCTGACTCGGAGCGCGCAATCGAACATCGCCCACAGCCAGAACGTGTGGTCACGCGAGTCGGTCGGTCGTTCAGCGAACATCGCACACCCCGTCGTAGCGCTCGTCACCGTGCACGATGGCCAGCACGAGCTCGGCCGTGGTCTCGCTAGCCATCGCTTCATCGGCCAGCCGCTCGGTCTCGGTGTCGCCGAGCACAGCGGCACGCTCGGCGATGCGCTCAAGCTGAGCCTCATCGAGCGCCCCGAGGTCACGGCGCCGTTGGACCCGGTCATACCAGGCGATCATCGCCCTCCCCCATAGACCAGGTCATCGCGGCGGCGCTCGGCTAGCCCGCACGCCCGCGCCATAGCCTCCCAGACCTCCCCATCCTGCGATCCACTCGGCGCTGCGGCCATGGAGACCTGCAGCTGGTTGAGTAGGCGTGCCCTGATGTGTGATAGGGCTGCGATCTGCCGCGCCCGGTTCAAGCTTGATGTCTTCATGCCTCCACCATGGCATCGCGACAGGCGAGTGTCAAGCCACAAGTGCACGGCGTGCTCAATATGCTGAGCACGGTTGACACCACTGTGCGCCCATGAGACATTGGCCGGCATGTCCAGAGACAAGCACATGAAACGCCTGAACTTGTGGATCCCTTGTTCCACCGTGAAGCGCCTGCAGGATGCGGCCACGCGCGCCGGGGTCGACCTCACCACCATGATCCGACTGCGGCTCGATGGCCGTGACATCGTGGAGGTGCATCGGTGAGCTACGAGCCAATCTGCGGCCTGACCTGGGATGTAGTGCAGGCGAGAAGCTCGGCTAAGCTTGGACGTATCAACACGTTCTGCGCGATTTGCTTCATGCAATTCCATCACAGCGGTACGCCTTGCAGCAAGCATATCCTGCCAGAGGAGAAGGCTGAGTACGATGCTCGTTGTTCTGAGATGATGCTTGCGCTGGCCCTCGAGATCTCGAGGGTGCCATGAGCGAGCTGGACAAGTTCAATGCCATCGCTCGAGCACATCCGGCGTGGCCAGCGTTCGAGGCCGAAGATCAGCTATCTCCATGGATTGACCCGCGCGCGGCGTGGTGCGCGTTCCGGAATGGCTGGGATGCCGCCAAGCGCCGGGCTGCGCCCAACCGTCGGCTCGTTGCCGAGTACACCCCGGACGAGCACGAGTCAGCCATGAACGTGCTGGCCCGGCTCGGCAAGCGCAACGGCATCGCGTACTCGGGCAGCGCAGGTCACGTGGCCCTCATCGTGGCTCGACTGCGCGAAGGCGTCACCGAGTTCGAGCTGAGGGCGATCGTGGCGCGGCAAGCCGACTTGTGGTCCAGCGACCCGAAGATGCGCGAGTACCTGAAGCCCGAGACCCTCTTCGGACCCAAGACGATCGCGAAGTACCTCGACCCGGCGCGCACCGAGTACCGCGACCAGATCGCCGAGATGGAGCGTGCCCACCTCGCGCGCAAATCTCGCCAACTGGAGCTGGTGAGGTGACACGAGACTTCGCCACCGATCCAGAGGTCGCTGCAGATCTCGACCGCCAGGCGCGCACCGAGGCGGACCGCTCTCGAACGCGCGAGACCAGCACGGTCATCGACTCGACCACAGCAGCGACCTGGCCGTGCCTCTACTGCAAGACCGCGGTTCCGGTTCCCCGAACCGCGGTCGAGATGCGGGACACGTTCAACCGGGCGCTCCGAGCACGCGGTCAGCGTCCTCTCGAGGACACCGCTGTCTGCTCGAGTTGCTATGCCCGAGAAGAAGCTCGGCGCGTCGAGCTCGGCGAAGCTGCACGCACCCGCTGCGCGCAGCTCGTGCGGGTAATCACCGAGGGCTCCGTCCCGCCGGCCGACTCGCCCATCGTCCGCGAGCTCCGCAAGCTCGGTCATCCAGACGTGGACGGCCTGCTCAAGTCGCTGCGCGAGCGGAAGTCGCCCGGGTCGACTCGAGGTCGTGGGGAGATCTGATCAGCAGACGTTGCAGCTGGCGCCGGTTCCCGGACAGGCGCCCAAAGTAGCGCAAGCCTGTAGGGTATCCGGCGGACATCCCTGCGCTCAACCTCTTTGAAGATCGCTTCATTTTCTCGTCCTCTTCAGGGGGTTCAGTGGATCGGGAATATCGCTGCGGCCATGCTCAGAATGCATGCGAACCGCAGCGATAATCAACGCATGCATCGATGGGTAATGGAGCCTATCCTTCTGCTCCTTCACCCATCGTTTTTCGTCATGAGTCAAGCGGATCATGACGTTCGCCAGCTGGCGGCGCTTCTTCGGACCTTGCTTCAACCCCACTCGTGCCAGGGCTCGGGCATCGCTTCTTCGTGTCATGGGTGTCAATACCGCACCCATCGGTGGTGTCAAGACTCGTCGAGCGGAACCAGCTGCGTGATGTGGTAGGCCAGCGTGGGTAGCTCAGGGTCGTGATCCTGGGCGTCGAGCACCACGTAGCGATGCTGTCCGCCGGCTGGCAGCGTTGGACATCCCGGCACGGAACGCAGCACGGTTCCGGGAAGGTCGTCCGGGGTGAGAACGCGCTCCCCTGCAAGTGGCTGCAGCCCACGCCATCGACCGCGGCCCGCCTGGTCTTCGCGCATTGTCCATTCCTCGATGGGTAGGCGCGTGCGCGGCGCCGGTGGAGTCCTGGTTCCCGAGCCGATGCGGCGGGCGCTCACAGGTCCCCCTCATAGCCAGCGGTGTAGCGCCGGTTCATCGCCTCGATGCGGTCGCACTGGTCGTTGAAGGCGGCCTCCTTTTCCGCCCGCTGGACGACGTCGGCGCAGATCTCCCGCGCCTTGTCCGCTCCAGCGGCATTCGAGAGCGCCAAGTCGCAGATGACAACCTGCAGGTGGTCTCCGTGGTCGGCCGCTTCGCTCTTGAGCTTCTCGATCTGCTCGTTCGTGATCTTCATAGTTCTCCTTGCCCTGGCTCATCAGTACGCAGAGGGCAACTGCGTAGACGCCACGGACCGGCGTGGGTGGTGGGAGGGCGCCGGCCCGGAGCGTTTCGCCTCAGATCAGTTCCACTCGCGCCCGCGAGGTTCGAACCGTGACCTTCACCTGGGTCACCTCGCGACGATGGCTGTTCGCGGCGAGTGAGCAGATGCCATCCTTGACCGGGATCTGGATGATGGTGCCATGCCACGCACCGAGGTACTCGCCGTCAGGGATGCCATGCGAACGAACTACCTCGGCGCTCGCAGGCCACTCGATGCCAGCGTCGATCTCCTCCTGCTCAGCGCTCGCCGCCGCGTACCACCCATCAACCGCGCCGCTCCAGGCCGCGGAGAACGCGCACATGTTGCCCACCTCGACGTCGAGCCGCTCGAGCGCCATGAACGCGTGGAACGCGAGCCGCCCGCACCGCTCGCCCTCCATGCGCGCGTTCTCGGGCTCGTCCAACCCCTCGAGTCTCACTGCCTTGCGTCCACTCTGCACAACTGCCCACATCTTCATGAAGTTCATCTGAATTCTCCTATCGGGTTCCGAGTTGCGAAGACGGGCTGACCTGGATCCATCCAGCGTCGACCTTTGTCGCGAGCTCGAGCACTGCAGCTTGGCTCATCGAGGTCTCGTACCAGTAGCGAATCGGCCCCTTGCTCACGAGCTGGATGCGCTCGCCGGCCGCGTGGATGGCCCGGACCAGTTCGGGTGAGCTCGTCTGCAGCATCGTCTTCATGCTTCCCCAGATGTTCATGCAGCATGCCAGTGTCAAGACACAGCCAACCACCTGGACTCGCTCGAGCGCCCAGCGGGCTGGACCAGCAACATGCGCCAACCTGGCTCACTCGCCATCCAATGCCGCCCCATCCGGCCACGTCGACATTCGCTACATGTACGACTACACCCCTACCGGAAGGCAGGAGAACCGGCGTCGTCGCAGGACGGAGGTGAGGTCCAGCGCCGTCCTGCATCGAGGGCGCCGTAGCTTCGCGCTCTGGCTCTGCTTCTCCCTCCTCTCCGCCTCTGCCAAAAAGCGAAGCGATCCAAGGATAGACGCCCCCGCCGAGCGCGGGGGCTGCGGGGGTCTCCTCCGACGCTTGCGGGCGTCCCGACTCCCGAGCGCTGGCAACATCCGAACCTGATGAGCACCGGACAGGGGCTGGGGGTCTGGAGTGCACCAACTACCAGAGGAGAAGAGAGAACCACTGAACAGGCGGTCTGTCAAGCGAATACGCCCATTCAGTGAAACTTAGTCGGCACAGGCACTTGCATAGCATTGAGACGGGCTCAGGACGGTGGCTCTTGATCTGCGATTCAGGACTTGACACACTTGCAGCCGTGGAAGATTACAACCCCCCGCACTCGGCTGTGGTGGTCCCTGGAGAGACCGTCGGCGAGCGGCTACTCAACGTCGCGGCGGAGTGTGTGAGCCTGTCGCTGCTCACCGGGGCGCTCGGAGAGCGGTTGGCGCACTGGATGCGATCGACGGAGAAGGAGAAGCCTCTGCCACCAGAGGAGTGGAACGATGGGTTCGAGCTCTACTCGAAGGCGGTGCTCGGGCTCGCCAAGGAGGAGCGGGTGCGCAGGGAGCTGGTGAGACGGCTTGAGGGGGCCGGTGTGGTGCATCTGACCGAGAAGCAGTACCGCGAGGAGCTGGACCAGCTCGCCGAGGAGACGGTGAAGCGGCTGCCCGAGCATCGCCTGCAGGAGCTACTGGATGAACGGCAGCGGCGCTGAGGTGCTCTCTGCGGCTGCGGTGGGCGCCGGAGGTCATACGGCTCGACCGACTGCTCTGAAGCGAGAGCGGCAACGCCAGGCGCAACACGATTGGCTTCTCGCCGAGCTGTTCCCACCGCGCCCGCCATGCAGCCCGCAGCACTGGCCGCTGGTGCTGGCGATCAACTGCGCAGCTGCGCGGGTGGCCGAGTACTTCTGATGGACATTGGCGCTCTGCTGGCAACTCGTCGAGCGCGTCGCGCTGATGAGCGGGCGGTGCGAGCGCTGACCGATGAGTGGTACGCGACGCAGCGAGCGGTGTGGACCGACCGCGCTCAGCTTGTGGCCTGGCATGGCGGGCGCCGCATGGGCAAGACCAGAGCAGGCGTGCGCTCGTTCCTCGACGAGCTTCTCTCGGTACCCGGGTCTCGCCAGTTGTACATCAACGAGACGGCGGGCGAGGCGGAGAGGCTGGCCTGGGTCGGCAACCGAGGGGATGGGTTCGAGCCGCTACTCAGCGAGTTGGGGATGCTCGAGAGCGGTCGTGGGCTGAGCCGCAAGCCGGGCCGAGTGAAGCTCGACCGCTCGACGTTGAGCATTCATTGCCCGGACATGGACAGCTGGATCTACCTGCGCGGCGCCGACGACGAAGCGGGGATCCGACGGGCACTGGGTGGTGCCTACAACCGCGTGTGGTGGGACGAGGCTCAGAAGATACCGAGCAAGCTGGCGACGACGATCCGCGAGGTCTTCATGCCGGCGCTGCTCGACTTCCGGGGGCGCTTCGTCGTCACCGGGACCGCGGTGCGCCAGATGCTCGGGCTGTTCTATGAGATCACCCGGCCCGAGCTCGATAAGCGCATGCCCGGCTGGTCGGTGCATTTCAGCAACCTCCTCGAGAATCCGTACTGGGGGCACGCGAAAGGGCGGTACGTCGTCTGGGGCGCGCGCGATGAGGTCGTCAGCGGACCGCATATGCCGGGCGAGATGCCGGCGGCGATCTCCGGTGCTCGTTGGGAGATGGGCATGGTCGCTCTGCAGCGCCTGCTCGGTGGCCCCGAGGTCGCCCCGTTCGACGGCCCGACGATGCAGCGTGAGGGCTTCGGGCGCTGGGTCCGTGAGGACGCGAGCTACGTCTACCACGTGCATCAGGTACCCCGAGAGAAGCTCGTGTACGCGCCGCACCGCACGCGCGCTGATGGCTTCCCGGACATCCGCGCCGCGCTGCAGGATCTTCCCTGGGGCAAGGGCGAGGCATGGCGAGAAGGGCTGTTCGCGCTCGGTGGTGACCTCGGCTACCACCCGGACCCGTTCGCGTTCGTGCTGTGGGGATGGCACATGCACGACCGGCGCCTCTACGAGGTCGCGAGTTGGAAGCGGACGATGCTCGACTCGGACGAGCAAGCGCGCGTGCTGCACTCAATCCGCGCTGAGCTCGCGCTGGCGATCACCGTGGTCGATGCCGGCGGGCCGGCCAAGCCGACGGTCGTGGGCTGGAGCAAAGAATGGGTGGAGCGGTACTCACTGCCGATCGAGGAGGCGCAGAAGGCGCACAAGCACACCGCCATCGAGGTGCTCAACGGCGACATCCGCACGGGCGGCGTGGCCCTGCGCGATGGGTCACCGCTGATGGCCGAGATGGAGGAGCTCCAGTGGCTCACCCGGCTCGTCGATGCGCGTGGCCGGATGATCGAAGACCCAACCCAGCACAATCACTGCTGTGATGCGGCGCTCTACGCACATCGGCACAGCTATCAGTACCGGTGGCGACCAGAAGAGGTCAGACCGGCGCCGGGAACGCCAGAGCATGCTGTCCGGGAAGAGGCGGCGCTTGAGGATGAGGCGTTTTCTGAGCTAGATGAGGGATTCTCGTGACACGAGTGAGGTACTACTCACCGCATGGCGAACCCGGCGGTAGGTCAACTCTGCACGTTGTCGTTCGGTGGCGGTCGCGTGCATCCGTGCGTGATCACCAAGGTCGTGAGCGGGACGAACGTCAACCTCGCGATGCTCAACGACGATCAGACCCAGACGTGGGACGACGGCGTCGGCGCGCCCGGCGTGGTCGGGGTGCAGCAGTTGGCGAACGTCGCCAAGGGCTCGGGAACGGGCCAATGGCAGGACATCGTCACGCCGGACCCGGTGCTCGCCGACATGGCAGCTGCGGTCACGGCCGGCGGTTCCAGCTTCCTGGCCAGCGCCTACTCCGCGAGCCAGCCGTCCCGATCGCTCAACGCCAACTTCCAGCCCAGCGCGACCCGCCCGACGCTTTGCGTCTACACCGGCACGTGGCAGGGCTCGCTCTCGGTCACCGGATCGCAGACCGGAACGGTCGAGCTCCGCAGCGACTCCGCGGCGACGCCGACGACCGCGAGAACCAGCGTCGTGCCCGCGGTGAACCTGGCACTCGGGCTCACAGTGGGCTCGACCATCAACCTACCGTGGGTGCTGGCGTACTCGTGCATCGCCGGCCACAACGTTCGGCTCGTGACCAGCGGAACCGGGACGTTCGTGATCACCAGCTCATGCGAGATTGTGATGTGAAATGGCAGATATAGACGACGTCAAGGAGCTGATCTTGTGGTCTCGTGATCGCGGCGTGGTCCTGCATCGCGTTCGGGTCGGCGCCGTCGAGCTCGACATCGCATCGATGCAGCAGGGGAGGCCGACGCCAACGGAGGACGAGGCGCGCAAAGGGCTCTATGCGACCATGGGTGGCGAGGTCGTGCAGAAGATCCTCGATGAGGATGAAGCCTACACCGAGGATGACTGATCACTTGGCCCAGGCGCGGACACGAACGCGAGCGGCCTGCCCCAGTGGCGGGACTGCAGCGGGATCGAGCCAGACCAGCACATGAGCTCGGTCGTGGTTCTCGTCGTAGCGGAGCAGCGGGGGGCCGCCCGAGAAGTCGACGATCGCATCGATGGGAGGGTCGGGGACCACGGGAACGGTGGTGGGTTGGTTGCTGTAGTGGAAGCTGGCCAGGACGCGGGGCGTTCCCGTGAAGGGTTGGACGAGCGTCACCTCCTGGCCGGCAGATAGGAAGCCAAAGTAGTGCATCGCCCGCGGATCGTGTGGGCTGGTAACCGGGGCGGCGACGCCTCCGATGGTCGGGTTGAGGTCGATCTCACGCAGGTAGTCATGCATGCGCGGAAGCTACCACCTGGGGTTGCTGTGGGGTAACCGGCATGATCAACTTGCTTGACACCTTGTCGCGTGGGTGGTTCTCTACCCGGGAGTGGCAAGGAAACGCAATCGCCGGGCGGGTGTGCAAGAACCCATCAGGGCGCGGCGTGCGCCCATCGGCGATGAGAGCGGCTCGACCCTTCGTTGGTGGACGCTCAAGCCGGACGACGAGGGCTCGATCCACGTTGCGAACGCGGTGTTCGGCTGGATCGAGCGCCTGCGCGCGCGGCGCCGGGTCTCTGGCCTGCGCGACCTGCTGCACGAGGCCATCTACAAGGGGCGGCCGCTCGGCTCGTTGGGAGACAACGAGCAGGCGTGGCTCAAGAGCAGCGCGCGATCGCCCGGCCAGCTCAACCTCGCCCGCTCGATGGTGGACACCGCCACCGCGCGCCTGACCAAGGTCCGCACGTTCCCGGTGATCAGCGCAGATGACGCGACCTGGGGCGAGAAGCGCAACGCCAAGACCGCGTCCCGCGTCATCCGGCGCAAGCTCGGCAGCGCCAAGCTCGAGCGCCAGAAGCCGGCAGTGATCCGCGCGGCGCTGATCCGCGGGACGGCCGTGCAGAAGGTCATCCGGCGGGGCGGTGACGTCGATGTCGAGCACGTGCCCCGTTACGAGATCGTGCACGACCCTCGCGAGGCCAGATACGGCGAGCCGCGTTGCTTGGCGCACATCAAGCCGGTGCCCAAGAGCGTGCTCGCCGAGCGGTTCCCGGAGTACCAGGAGCAGATCGACCACGCCGCGACCTACGAGACCCAGGATGCGTGGATGGCCTACGTCTACGACGGCCCTGGCTACAACGATCACGTCGAGGTCGCAGACATCTGGCATCTCCCCAGCGGGCCGGATGCCGACGATGGCACACACGTCATCGCGATTCGCGGCGTCGTGCTGCTCTGGGAGCCATGGACCCGGCCGCGCATGCCGCTGGTGTTCACGCACTGGTCGCCGCCCATCGACGAGATGTGGGGGCAGGGGCTCGTCGAGGACCTTGCCGGTATCCAGTCGTTGGTGAACCGCATCGCGCAGGATTCCCAGGAGGGCCACTATTGGTCATCCGCGGTGAAGCTGTTTGTGCAGCGCACGAGCGGCATCAACAAGCACCACATGAAGGCGCGCTACCCAGCGCTGATCGAGCACGACGGTCCAGTGCCGGCGTACATCGCACCGAACCCCCAGGTCGAGCAGGCGCTGCGGCTCCTCGACTGGTACATCCAGCGCGCCTACGAGATCAGCGGCATCTCGCAGATGAGCGCATCGAGCAAGTCCACGCTCGGCAGCAACGCCAGCGGCAAGGCGCTCGACACGATGGACGACCTGCAATCCGATCGGTTCGCACATGTCGAGGCCGGGTGGAAGGCAAGCCAGTGCGAGCTCGCGCAGGTGATGATCGACGAGGCGCGGGCCATCTCTGAAGATGAGAGCATCGCGCGGAGCGACAAGGCTGCGTGGATCACCGCGACCGACTGGAGTCGGGTCGACACCGATGCCGGCGACTACCACCTGTACATCGAGCCCGAGAACTTCATCCCGGGCACGCGCGCTGGCCGACTCGAATACATCGAGGCCCTGGGCAAGAACGGGCTCATCCCTGATCCATCGATGATCGCCGACGGGTTCGACGAGCCCGACCTGCAGCGGATGAACCGCACCACGCTCGGTCCGTTGCACAACATCCAGCGCATCGCCGACGGTCTCGCTGACCCGAGGGTTCCGATGTTCGACCTGCAGCCGCACGCGAACATGAACTTGCCGCTCGCGAAGCTCGTCATCAACGGTGAGCTGAACGAGGCGGAGGCGTGCGGCGCGAGCGACGAGGAGTTGCAGCGCTACCGCGATTGGCTCGAATATCTGCGCGAGCTGATGACTTCTGCCACCTCGGGCTCGCCATCGCTGCCCGGCTCAATGCCCGACAACATGGGTCCGCAGCCCAATGCTACGACTCTTCAACCCGGGCTTCCGATGCCCGGAGGCCCGCCCGGTCCTGGCATGCCGCCGGGCGGTGCTCTACCCCCAGGGATGCCGCCGATGGGAATGGCATGATCACCTTCGACGACTTCCAGCACGACCCCGATGACGAATGGGGTGATGATGCGACCAGCGCAGCGCTCACGCCTCAGCGCGAGCCGGGCGTGGTCGGCCATCCTGTGATCGAGGATGCGATCCTGGGCGCGACGGATGCGTCTTTCGATGACGGCGAGCCGCTGCTCATCGTCGTTCGTCCCATGCTTCCAATGGGCGGTTGCTCGTGAGCGAAGACAACGACCTCGAAGCCGCGATGGATGCGCCCGACGATCCGCCGGAGGCAGTGGCCGCCGATGACACCGTGGACCCGAGCGAGTCCTTCGAGCGAGATGCAGACACCGGGTTCGCGGTCGCTAACGGACGCAGCTACGGGCGCCACATCAGCGACAAGACGCGCGAGCTTCTACGCGCGGCGGCGGCGAAGACCAAGACGCAGATGACCGAGTACGGCGGTGACGAGGAGCCAGCGCTCGATGCGCCGACGGATTCGGCTGACTCGACTCCCGTCCAGCCAGCCGCGAAGCCTGCATCTGCGGCGCCGTCGCCGTCCACTGCGCCCGCCCCGAGTCTGGACCCAGCCATCGCGCAGGAGCGCCAGCGCCTCGCCCAGATGCGTGAGGAGCTGGACCAGCGCACCGCGAAGCTTGCCGAGCGCGAGACGACCGGGGACCTCGCGAAGCTCGCCGACAAGTACTACGCCGACCAGGGTGCGGCCATCGTCGACCTGATCAAGCAATGGACCGGTGCGACCACGGATGACCAGGTCAACACCGAGCTCGGCGACCTCATCACCGTGCTCTCGGAGCGTCTCGGCGTGCCGCTCACCGCGGAAACCAAGCAGGCGCTCTCCGGTCGGCGCACGCTCGCACAGGCGCGGCGTGAGCTCGCGAAGGTCGGCGCCCGTGAACGCGAGATGCAGGAGCGCTCCGAGCGTGACCAGCAGGCGCTCGGCCGGCAGCGCGCCGCGACCGCCATTGGCGCTGAGCTGGCCAAGACCGAGCACACCGCGAAGTTCCCCTGGCTTGCAGCCGAGGACAACGCCGGCCAGCTCGTCGTCGATGTCTACGACCACGCACTCAAGACCGAGGGCAAGCAACTGCACTGGACCGAGGCGGCCCAGCGCGCCAACGACTTCTTGCAGCGCCAAGCGACCCAGTGGTCTGCCAAGCGCTCGCACCTTCTCACCACAGCCAAGCCGGCGCCGGCCGCGAACGGACAACGCACACCAGGAGCAGCATCAGGGGCGGCTGCACGTGCGGTGATCACGAACGCGGCGGCATCGGAGACAGGCACGTCCAAGAAGCCCAACCCGTCACTCGTCGACGGGAAGTTCGACATGGACGCCCACCGGCAAGCCTCGCTGCGGAAGCTCCGCGCCGCTGCCGCGCAACGAAACACCGACGAGTGACGGAGTAGCAGATGCCCTTGGACCTTACCTCATATGACCCGATGCTGAAGGAGCACTACGCTCCGGGCGTCGTGGCCAATCTCGCCTACCAGAAGAACAAAGCTCTGGGCATGGTGAACAAGTCGAACAAGAAGCCCGGCGGCGGCCGTGAGTGGGTGCAGCCCATCCAGATCACGCTCCCCGGCGGCGGCGCCTCTGTGTTCGCGACCGCGCTCAACGCGCTCACCGGCAGCAACGCCTCGCAGTACGCCGCGTTCCTCGTGCGGCGCGCTCGCCACTACCGCATCGGACGCGTCGACAACGAGACCATCGAGGCGACCGCAGATGGCGACATGGACGCATTCGAGCCGGCGTTCGATGAGTTCGACCGGCTGATGCAGGCGGAGGGGAATTACCTCAACTTCCGCTTCTTCCGCAGCCGCTCGGGTCACATCGCGCGCATGACGAACACCGCATTCGCCACGCCAATCATGACCCTCGATGATGCTGCTGGGACCTGGGGCGTCGTCAAGAACGACACCATCATCCTGTCCGCCGGCGCCGGCGACACGGTGCAGACCATCAAGGCCGGCACGCTCACCGTCGCGAGCGTCCAGCGCTCCGCCGGCACCATCACGTTCACCGGCAACATCTCCGCCGGTGTCGCCACCGCCGCCACGAACGATTTCGTGTTTTTGAACGGCGATGCTATTACGAACGCAAGCGCCACGAATGGTCTCGCGCCGGCCGGTCTCATCGACTGGTTCCCGGATACCGCGCCCACCGCGACGCTGTTCTATGGCGTCGATCGCAGCGTCGAGCCGGAGCTGCTGGGTGGCATCCGGGTCGATGGCACGGACGGGCGGCCCATCCACGAGCTCCTCGTCGACATGGTGCAGGAGGTCGACAACATCGGTGGCGAGCCGACCATCGTGTTCGCGAACCCGCGCGCGCTCGGCTCGCTCACGAAGCAGCTCGAGGGCAAGTGGGTCATCGACCAGGCGGCCGGGTACGGCGGGTCGAAGATCCCGCAGATCGGCTACAAGGGCTGGCAGGTCACGATGGAGGGCCACGAGCTTACCATCTACTCGGACCGGTGCTGCCAGACGAAGCGCGTCTGGATGCTCTCGATGGACACCATCACCATGTTCAGCGCCGGCCAAGCGCCGAACTTCCTCCAGAAGCGTGCCGGGTCGATCATCAAGGTCTCCGAGACCGCGGATGCGTACGAGAGCCGCGTCGGCGAGTACATGAACTTCTCGTGCAAGGCGCCCGGCTGGAACGTCAACGGGCAGCTGAGCTGAAAGGAGCACCCAGTGCAAGGCTCAGGTGGATGGGACACAAAGGACTACCCGATGAACATGCAGAGGTACCGCCTCGCTGTTCTTGGGGCCGGTGCTGCTGCGCCGGTGCGTCCAACGAGCGGGCTCGTCCCACCGCTCTTCCCCACAAAGGCGAACGTGCTCTCGTTGCTCGCCGCTGAGATTCCCACGCGCTCGGGCGCCGGCATCTACGGGCTAACCGTGGCGTCGAAGTACCAGATGGTGTCGTGGCTCGACGCGCAAGTGTCGTGCTTCGGCGCCGCTGGTCTCTTTGGTCAGGTGAGCGCGTACAACCCCCTCACGCGCGCTCTCACCCTGCGAACGTTCGTGGCCGGCACCCCGACCGACCTCACGGCAACTGACCTCGTGGTCATCTCGATCAGCGGCTGCGACTCCAGCACCATCTTCCCGTAGACCATGTACACCCGAACCTTCGCCCAGTTCTCGGACGCCGTGCAAAAGCTCGGCGGCTGGGAGAACAGCATCGACATCACCCCGGATGTCCTCCTGCAGGTCATCAACGATGCCTTGGTCGAAGGCTACGACACCATGGTCCAGAAGTGGGCTGACTACTACACGCTTGACACAACGCTGACGCTCGTCGCAGGGCAGGACACCTATTCGCTGGCGAGCGTCAGCGCGAACTTCTACAAGCTGCGTCATGTCGACGTGTCGCCAGACGGATCGCGGTTCTATCGCGCGTATCCCTACGACCTCGACACGCAGCACATCTACACCGCGCAGGTCGCGAACACGATGCATGGCATCCGCTACCGGGTGCAGGCGCAGAACCTCATCTTCGCGCCCAAGCCAACCGCCGGGGTGGCGAAGCTCTACTACATCCCACAGCCGCAGCAGTTCGCGTCCACGGCGGATGTGACCGCTCTCCAGTTCGACGTTCCGGCGGAGGCGCGGCTCGTGGTGCACATCGCCCATCGCGATCTGCTCGAGCGCTCTGACCTATCCACGGTGAGCGCAGAGCGGCAGATCGAGCGGCTCGTCAGCAAGCTCCAGGTTGCCGCCGACGCGCGCGATGCCGGCGAGGCGTTCTCCCTGCTCGACAATCCGAACCGCGACGAGCTCGGAAGCTACGCGTTCGACGGGTGGGACTGGTAATGCCGGCGACGCGGCCCGTGCGGCCCGCAGCCGGCGACGCCCTCGCGGTCGGACAGGTCGACGACCAGCCGACGAACCGCAACTTCACGACCATCGTGGCCAGCCTGAACGCTGCCCGACAGCGCTTGTCGGATGTCGAAGAGGGGGCCCGGTGGCTTGGGCGAAAGTTGTTCTCGAGCTCGTCCACGTACACCCCAGCAGCCGGGACCACGCTCGTGCTCGTGCGCATGGTCGGTGGCGGCGGTGGCGGCGGTGGCGGCGGTGGCGGGGTGGCGGGCAACGCGGTCGGCGGCGGCGGCGGGTCCGGCGTGTACCTGGAGCTTCGGGTCAGCTCGGCCACGGGGATCACCGGCGGACCTGTCACGATCGGCGCGGCCGGCGCGGCCGGCGCGAACACCGGCGGCACCGGCGGCACCGGTGGCGACACCAGCTTGGTGCTCAACGGCACGACCTACACGGCACGAGGTGGGACCGGGGGGGCGGGCTCCCCCAACTCAGCCGGCGCTCAGGCACCCCTCCCTGGCGCGCCGCAGACCGGAAGCTCACTAGCGGACGTCACGGCCGGGACCGCGGGCATGCATGGCCGCTGGACTCCATCGGATGGCGCGTTCTACGGTGGCAACGGCGGCTCGAGCCCATTCGGGGGCGGCGGGAGGCCGGTGAACGGCGCGAGCGCGGGTGACTCAGGGACGGGCAAGGGAAGCGGGGGCGGCGGGGCGGCGGCGAACAACAGCGGCGTGGGCCAGACCGGGGGCGCCGGGATGCCTGGCGTCGTGATCATCGACGAGTACACGGAGTGACATGACCACCACACCGAACATGGGTCTCGTCCTGCCGGACGACCACGCCTCCACGGATGTGTGGGGCGCGCTCCTCAACGCCATCTCCACCCGGATCGACCTCCACAGCCACACGACCGGGCTCGGCGTCAAAGTCCCGGCCGCGGGGCTCGACATCAACGCCGACGTCTCCTGGGCCAGCGGCGGGACCAGCCACGCCATCACCGACCTCACGGCGATCGACTTCAAGCCCGGGGCAGTGCCGACCGCGCTCGCCGCTGCGTTCTTCGTGTCCGACGGGACCTCCGGGCTCAGCGCCAACGAACTATACTTCCGCTCGACCGCCGGAACGAACATCAAGGTCACCGCAGGCTCAGCGCTCAACGTTGCCGCGTTCACTGGGGGTATCGGCGGCGATTACGCCTCGGTGGGAGCGCTAGAGATCTTCGACGACGCCACCGACTCCTACTGGTTCCAGCAGCAGGTCGGCTCGGCAGTGCGACAGTACGCGCGGTTGCGCAGCGCTGACCTCGACCTGTTCGAGTTCAAGGCGAACCCGGCAGCCGGCGTGCCCACGAACCGGGTGCGCCTGAAGTCACCCGCCGCGCTCGCTGCAAGCTACGACCTGACCTGGATGGCGGCGCTGCACACCGCGGGGACACGGCCGATGACCGTGACATCCGCAGGCGTGATCGGCGCGAGTGCAGACCCGATCGTCTTCAACTTCGGACTGGCCACGGCCATCAGTGGATCCCCTGTAATCACTTCTCTTGGATTCGCATTGGGAACTGCGTCAGCTGTGCATTGTCCGTGCGTCCACACCGTGAACCAGAATGCGTCGTCATGGTCGGTGTTCATCAATAAGATATCCGGCGCTGGTACGACGTGCACGGCGAACTTCATCGAAGTCGACACGACTACCGGCGCTGCGACCACCATCAGCTCGAATTCCTCGGCGGTGGCGGGCGCTACCAAGGTTACGCTGACCAACAACCTCGCCGGCATCAGCAACGTGCTCGCGGCTGGAAAGACCTATCATCTCACGGTCGCTGAAAGCGGTCCGGGGTCTGGGGACGTCGTCTACTCATGGTCGATAAATCCATGAGGTCAGTGCCCGAACATGCCGGTTCGTGGTGCGTTGTCCATGACCGTGCGCGCCTGGACTGCGGTGACCGCGACCGGTATCACCGAACGCCATCGTGGCGGGAGAACCATCCACAACACGAAGTTGATGGCGATCGTCGATGCGAAGTAGGCGTCTACACCCCGCGTATCGGGTGTTGGACCCAGGATAGGGTTGTCCTCTTCCATGCCGGCCCACCCGCGCTCGGCCATGCCGCGGGTCTGCGACCAGTCCCACGCAAGCATAGCGGTGCTCGTGATCAGCGTCGAACGGTCGAACGAGCGAGCAGAGCACCCGGCCATCAGCGCCACAACCAGCATGAGGATTTGCATGCGGGGATGGTGTCATGCCAGTGACGCCTACGCCACTGCCAATCCGATTCGGGGGCGGTGTCGACACCGATACCGAGTCCAAACAAGTCCCGGTCACACAGCTACTCGACTTGCAGAATGCCGTGTTCGATAAGGCTGCGACTCTCAAGAAGCGCAATGGATATGAGTCATTGTCGCTCAGCATTCAATCCGCAGCCGGAGACATCGCCAACGCGCGCGGGCTCGCGTCACGCGACGACGAGGTCATCCTATTTACGGACAAGAGGGCCTACTCACACAGGCCATCGAGCGATGAATGGGCGGACACCGGCGAGGTCGCAGCTACCACGCTGACAACGGTTCCGGTGGCGCGCACGGGGACGTGGCAGACGCAGCCCGATGTCGCCGAGCGCAATGGCATCCGCGTGACCGCCTGGGAGGACTCTCGCGGCGGCGTGTGGTGCTCGGTGTTCGAGCAGTCGACCGGGCGCATGTTGCTCTCACAACAGCAGCTCGACTCGAGCACGAACGCGCGCAACGTCCGCTGTCTCGCGGTGGGCGAGGTGATCCATGTGCTGTGGACGCGGCAGGACTTGGGCTTCGTCCAGCTCGCGTTGATCAACCCAGCACAGCCAGCGCTAGCTCCAGCGGTGAGCGTCCTAGTGAGCGACTTGGATGGAGCTCGTCCGTTCTACGATGCTGAGGCGGCCCCCTTCGCGCCGGCCGGCTCGTTCGTGCGTCCGGGCATCATCGCCTGGTGCGCGCCGACCTCGCCCCCCAACATCCTCGGCTACAAGGTCGCGTACATCGCGCCGGACGGGACCATCGGCTCACCGGTGAGCGGCCTACCATCTGCGGTCGAACTGCCCAGTGCGGCATCCACCGGTCCGCTGGCGATCGCCCACAGCCCGACCTTCGAGGCCATCGGTATCGCGGCCGTCAGCGGCTCGACCCGCATCGTGACGACCTACATCGATGACCTGAGCTTCGCGAGCTTCGCGACGTTCACTTCGCCGGTGGCCGCCGCCGGATATGCGCGTGTCGCCTTCAACTGGGGGGCGACGCTGGCAAGCGGAACCATCGGCGGATGGTGGTGCGCCGAGCAGAACGCAACCGTCACCGATCGAGCGGTGCTCGACAGCGCTCAGCTCGATATCATCCTCGGCATCAACACCCATGGCCCGGTGACCAGCCTGCGAGGGCACAACCTGGTCTCTCGCGCCTTCCATGACGGCGGTCCGGCGACATCTGTGGCGAGCCCGCAGGGTGGGGACGTGTACGTGTTCATCGCGCACACCGTCCGCTTCTTCCCCTACGTGGCCTGCTTGCGGCTGTCCGACGACAGCGGCATCAGCTCGCCGGGCAACACCATCATCTCGCGCGTGCTTCCCGGCGAGGCGAGCGGGCTCATCATGCGCCCCACCGGGCCAGGAACGCGGGCATGGTCTCAGCATCTGCCGAGCGTGATGGCGGTCGACCTCGCGGACACCGACCAGTTCTCGCGTGTGCATGCGGTCTGCGTGCCCTATCGCATCCAGCTGGCATCTGCGAACGGCGACCAGTTCAGTGAACAGGGCATCAAGCTCTGCACGCTCAACTGCCTGGCGCCATACCGGGCGGTGCAGTTCGGGCGTGGGCTCTACCTGTCATCGTCGTCGCCCCAGCATTACGACGGTGAGGCGTGGCATGAAGCCGACTTTCACACGGCACCGGACCTCGGGTTCTCAACCTCGGGCGTGCCGACCGCGCTGAGCACGCAGGTCGCGCTGGGCGGCGCGGGCGCGATCCCAAATGGGTCGTACATCTACGCGGCTTGGTACGAGACACAGGATGCGCAAGGTGAGGTGCATCGCGGTCCGGTCGGAGTGAAGTTTCTGTTCACGGTCACCGGCGGTCCGCAGAAGGTGACGTTGACGATCCCGACGTGTCGGCTCTCGCGGTTCGGCAACGTGCGCATCTGCATCGCCCGGTCGGAGGTCGGGGCGACCGGCACCGATGCCAGCATCCCTCTCTACCGCATCACCGACGTCGATCCGACGGTGAGCACGGGCGATAACCGCTTCGTTGTGAATGACTTCACCGTCGACACGGTGACCTTCACCGACAACCTCACCGACATCCAGGTGCGCGCGCGCGAGCCGCTGTACACGAACGGCGGCGTGCTCAGCAACGCGCCGGCATCGTGGAGCGGTGAGGTCATCGCAGCGGGCAAGAACCGCATCTTCTGGCTCGACTCCACCGACCAGCGCATCGTGCGGTTCTCCCAACTTCTCGCCGATGATGTGGCGCTGCAGGCGCCCGTGGACCTCGCGTTGCGCGTGGACCAGGCCGGCGGACCGGTCACGGCGATCGCCATCATGGATGACGGGGTCTACCCACTCTGCGACACAGCCGTCTTCGTGTTCTCGGGTCCCGGGCCGGACGACAGCGGCACGCCGGTGAACGGCGGGTTCTCGCCGAGTGACATCGTCACCACGGATGCCGGCTGCTCCTCATCGGGGAGCGTGTGCGATACGCCGGTCGGCGTGATGTTCCAGTCGCGCAAGGGCATCGTGCTACTCGGCCGAGATCGCCAGCTCCGCGACGTCGGGACGATGGTGTCGGGATACGACTCGCAGACCGTATCGCGGATGACGCTGCTCCCTGACAGGCAGAGCGTCATCGCGCTCACCGCGAGCGGTCGCTCGTTGCTGTGGGACTACCGGAGGAACCAGTGGTCGACCTTCACCAATCATGAGGGCCTTGATGCAGTCGTCGTCGACAATACGTACCACTATCTCCGCAACGACTCGAGGGTGTTTCGCGAGACCCGCGGCGCGTATCGCGATGACAACCAGCAGATCCCGATGCTCATCGAGACCGCGCAGCTCCACTTCGCGCAGTTTCTGCAGAGCTGGCAGCGCATCATCTGGGCGATGTTCCTGGGCGAGTGGAAATCTCCGCACACGCTGCGGGTCCGGTTCAGGCTCGACTACAACACCGCGTACTCGGCGCCGATCGACATCGACGTGAACAGCAACTGGAACCCTTCGCTCTATGGTGTCGGCCCCTACGGCGTGGGCGCATACGGCGGCCCGGGGCTCGACGGGACGCGGTACCAGCGCTCGCTGCACATCAACCGGCGCTGCCAGTCCATCTCGTTCCAGATCAGCGACGTCGAGGCGCTCGGCGATGCCGGGGCGAGCTTCGAGCTGAGCGAGTTGCTTATCGTCGGTGGCGTGCTGTCCTCTCGGATTCCGATCGGCGCTGCACGCGCAGGAGGTTCCTGATGTCCTGGTATGATCAGTTCGACATCCGCAAGTTCTTCGACCCGGCCGGCCTGGCGACGACGCCGACGAACCACGCGCCGACGCAGTATCAGGATGCCGGGAAGCTCAACGGCTTCATCGACCAGGGGATGCTCGGCTTGACGAACCAGGCTGTGCCGCAGTCCCAGGCCGCCAACATGGGTCAGGGCGCCCAGCTGGAGCTCGGGAACGACCCGTTCCGCGCCGCACAGCTCCGGCAGATGGGCCAACTTCAGGGCATTGCCAGCGGCCAGCAGCAGGGTGCCGGCGAGCTCGCCGCCCAGCGCCAATACGCGAATGCCCAGGCGGCCCAGCAGGCGATGGCACGGTCCCAGCGCGGTCCCATGGCCGGGCTGGCGTACCGCAATGCGGCCAACCAGAGCGCCGCCCTCGGCTCCAGCGCGGCCGGCGCGGGCCAGCAGGCCGCACTCCAAGACCAAATGGGCGCGCAAGGTCTACTCGGCCAAGTCGGCGCCGCCGGTCGGGGCGCGGACATCGGCGTCGCCGGCCAGAACGCGGGGTTCCAGCAGCAGGCGGCGGGCCAGAACGCGGGGTTCCAGCAGCAGAACAACCTCGCGAACGCCCAGCTCCAGCAGCAGGGCCAGCAAATGAACAGCAACAACTACATGCAGTTGCTGAACCAGCTGGCCCAGCTGAACCAGACCAAGTACAACGCCGACGTGGGCGTGGGGGTGGGCCAGAACCAGGCCGCAGCCGCATCCTCGGGTGGCTTGCTATCCGGTCTTGGGGGTGCCATGGCGCTGTTCTCCGATGAGCGGCTCAAGACCGATGTCTCGGACGCCAGCGACGACATCGACGAGATGCTCGATGCGCTGTCACCCAAGAGCGGGCGCTACAAGGATCGGAAACACGGTGAAGGCGAATGGACCTGGGTCATGGCGCAAGACCTGCGCAAGAGTCGCGCGGGCGCGCGAATGGTCCAGGATACCGACGACGGCCTGGCGGTTGATGCCGGGAAGGCCATCAGCACGCTCCTCGCGGCCGGCGCCCGGCTCAACAAGCGCCTGCGGAAGCTCGAGGAGCGCTGATGCCGGGGCCCGCGCCGTTCATCCCGCCCGAGGTCTACCAGTGGCCTCAGTTCGGCTTCGCACCGCAGGGTGGCTCAGCGCCGACGCCGGACCAGCCGCCGGTGTTCGCGCCCCAGCCGAACCTTCCGCCGGAGGTGCTGAACGGCATGGGATGGGCACCGGCAGCAACCCCTACGCCACCGGCACCCATCCCAGCGGTACCGCCGGTGGAGTATAGGGTCCCGGTTGAGGCGTTCAAGGGCGCGCCGACTCAGAATCCCGCGGCCCAGAAAGCCCAGCTCGCGGGCGGACCTCCGCCGAGCGCGGAGCAGGCCATCCAGCGGGCAGGGCAGACAACGGAGCAGGCGCTTGGCCGGCAGGAGCAGGCACAGCAGGTCAAGGGCGAGCTCGGCGCGGCGCGGGCGCAGGAGGAGCGGCCGATTTACGAGCAGGCGGCGACGCAGGCACAGGACCAGGTCGCCAAGCAGACCGCACAGAACGCGGCGGACGCCGAGATGCGCTCGACGCTGACCGCGAATATCAACAAGGCGGTCGATGCGGAAGCCGCATATCACATCGACCCGAACCGGAAGTGGAAGTCCGCCGGCACCGGTCAGAAGATCGGATCGGCGATCGCCATCATCCTGTCCAGCGTAGGGCAGGCGATGATGCGCCAGCCGGGCAATCCCGCCCTGGACATCATCCAGAAGGGCATCCAGGATGACGTCGAGGCGCAGCGCACCGAGCTCGAGAAGAAGGGGCGGGCGGTCAACCACGCCCAGCAGCAGCTGCAGAACTACACCGCCATGACCGGCGACCAGCGCGCGGCGGCTCAGCTTCTCGAGGCGACGCAGCTCAAGGCACAGGCCGCCGACATCCGAGCGATCGGCGCGAAGTACGCGGCGCCGGACGCGAAGCTCAACGCCGAGACCGCGGCAGCACAGCTCGAGGAGCGTGCCGGCGTGCTGCAGCTCGGCGTCGCCGACAAGCTCGGCGATCTGCAGGTGAAGAAGCGCCAGCTCGCGCTCGAGGGCGCCCGGGTCGGGATCGCAGGCCGCGCGCAGCAGCTCGACGAGAAGAAATTCCTCTTCGACCAGAAGAAGGAGATGGACCAACTCGCCGTCGAGTACGAAAAGCTTGGCCAGAAGGACCGGGCGGCCAAGGCCAAGCAGGTCGGCGAGGAGGGCATCTTCAATCCCACGACCGGAGACCCACTACTCACCGCGCGCGGTCGCGAAATGGTCGGCGAAGCTGACAAGCTCGAAGCACAAGCTCGACAGGACCCGACGCAAAGTCAGGCGCTCCAGCAGAAGGCGCAGGAGCTTCGCAACGAGGCAAGGTCTGGTGAGGTCGCCGTCGTCGCCGACAAGGAAGCTCGCAAGGAGATCCGCACTCAGCTCGCAAGCTCGCAAGCCATCATCGACGCGACCGCCAAGGTGAAGGAGTTCCTGCGCACCGACCCTGCCGCGTGGGACCGCGAAGGCTGGGCGGCGGCGAAGTCCCAGCTCGGTGCGGCGATCGCACAGTACGCCAGCACCATCGGAGAGCGGAACAGCCCGAGGGCATTCGATTCTATCAAGAACGAGGTGCTCAACTTCGACCCCTCGTCGATCATGAGCCGGGTCGGACGGAAGGCGCCGGGTGTGGCCTCGATCGAAGCCGTTGAGGGTGCGATCCGAACCAACGTCGATACCGCGCTCCGCGCGCACGGCATCAAGGATGGATGGGTTCCGCGCGCGAGTGATGCGGCACCGGAAGCCACGTTCGGCGGGCGCACCGATACCGAGCTCGGCGGCTTGAGCACGCGCGCGGTGGCACCCGACCAGTGGGGGACGGTTGTCAGCGCCGCCGGCAAGAAAGGCGGCGACCTGAACGCGGCGGCCGGCGAGGTCGCCAACGAGGCCGGGGTGCAAGCCGCCTCGACGCGCACCAACGCTGAGGGTGTGCGCAGCAACTACGGGCTCGACCCGGCGGACGATGACCGGGCGCGCGGGCTTGTGCGCGCCGCGCAGACCGCCTCGAACGCCGAGCGGGCGCGGATCGCCGATACCCTCGCCCAGCCGCTGCTCAAGGGCCCGAAGTTCGACCCGAATGCGGAGTCCCCCGCGACCTGGGGCGCCCGGCCGTCACTGGGTAGTGGCATCATCTCCCTAGTGCGTGCCGAAGACCCCAAGCTCTATCAGGAGGTGCTCGCGCGCCTTCCCCCGCTCCAGGCGCAAGCCATCCAGCAGTATGACCAGCTGTTCGACCAGTTCGGGCGCCCCCGCGCCCAGGCCGGGCGCTAGTGGGTATCCTCCGCACCCCACAGGGCGCGGTCGTCACCGTCCCGGATGATCAGGTCGAGCATGCGATCGCCGCTGGGTACTCGCCCATTTCGGTCGAGCAGGCCGCGCAGACCACGGCCGCGCCGGTCGCGCCGGACCAGAGCGGGATCATCGGCGGCATCACCTCGGGCGTCGCCGGTGGACTGTCCGGGCTGACACTTGGCGCCAGTGACGTCGCGTTGCGCGGACTGCTCGACCCTGGCCAGCTCGAGCAACTCCAGGCCGCGCGCGAGCAGCATCCCAACCTCCAGGTGGCTGGCCAACTCGGCGGCGCGCTCGCGGGCGGTCTGGCAGCACCGGGCTCGCTGCTGGCGCGTTCCCCCGCGGGACTCGCGAGCGGGCTCGGGCGCAGCGTGGCAGCCCTTGGCGAGGGGGCTGGTGTGGTTGGCAGGACGGCGGCGATCGCCGGTGCCGGCGCCGCCGAAGGTGCACTGCAGAACGCGGGCGCCTACGTCTCGGACGTCGCGCTGGGCGATCGCAAACTGTCGGCGGATGCCTTCGTGGGTGCGCTGGGTCAAGGCGCGCTCTGGGGCGGAGTAGGCGCCGGCGGACTGTCGCTCGCCGGCGAAGGGCTGGCGCGCATCCGCGGCGCGTTGGGCGGTGAGCCGCAGACGGTAGCCGCTCGGGCGCTGTTCCCCAAGCAGGACATGGCACGTGGAGCTATAGACGACGTTCAGCGCTCGAGCGCGCGGGTCATCTCCGACGCGGTGGACGATGGCGCTCAGCTCGATCACGTGGTCGAGAACGCGATCCGCGAGCGGACTGATCTACGCGTTGCCACGGACCCTGAGTTCGCCGCACGGATGCAGGCGCTGCAAGCCACACCGGATGAGCTGGAAGGGCTGATGACCGGGCTTAAGGCACCCGAGGTCGGGATGCCGGGTGGGCGCATCGAAGGTCATGATGCAGAGCTGGAGTCACTGCTCAAGGGACTGCAGGCGCCGGAGTTCGGGGAGATCGGCGCGGAGATCCCCAAGCGTGTCCCCGAGCAGGCCACCTCGGTCGGTCGGAGGCGTCCGGCCGCCGTCGAAGCACCATCGGTTGAGCAGAGCACCGCGGTTGGACGCAAGCCGGCGCCGGCGGCCCGCGACGTGCCCGACTACGACTCGCTCAAGGCCCGACTCACTAAGTCAGGGCAGGACTGGGAAGAGTCGACCATCCCGGCCAGCGCGCTCGCTGAACATGGCTATTACGAGCCGCCCGGCGGACATGCAGACCAACTGCGGAACGCCAAGGCGCGCCAGGCCATCGAGGAAGGTCAGCGCGAGCCTGTGTCGCTGCTGGTCTCGCCAAGCGGCAAGGTGCAGGTGGAGGGCGGCCGGCATCGGATCGCGGCGGCCATCGAGCTGGACAAGCCCATCAAGGTGAAGTGGAGCACCGGAGCGGAGCCCGCTGAGCACGATGTCCTACGCGGTGCTCCCCCGAGGACCCCCGATAAGGTGGGTGGGCCAGGCGACCTGATGGCACTCCTTGGTGGAGCTCCAAAGGCGGCAACCGCCGCCAGCAACGACCTCGAGTCGCTGCTCGCCGGTACCAAGTCGTTGCTGGACAAGGGCGAGACGCTGACCTCGGTCGGTCGCATGGGCCGGCAGTCCCGAGTCACTGCTGAGCTGGCCAAGAGCGATCCGCAGGTCAGCTCGCTCGCTGACGCCCAGAACGAGCTGCGGGATGCCCGCGCCAACATGGAGCGCTGGCTGGGCAAGTACGACGAGCAGATGGATGCCGAGCTGGCAGCGGGCGGCCCCGGCGGCATCGCCTGGAAGGAGCCAGCCGCGCTCCCCGAGGACAAGGTGCAGGCGGCGCTCGAGCGGCGTGACCCGAACCTGTCCGAGGAGATCGTGCGCGCGGCGCCGGCCATCAGCCGCTATGAGGCGGCCCAGGCTGCGTTGGTCGAGGAAGCACAGAAGCAGGGGCTCAAGGTCCCGGAGGCCGCGATCGCACGAGCTGAGGCGTTCCGTGAGGCGCAGCGGCGCGCAACCAGCACGGCGCACGACCAGGTGGCGCAGATGAGCGCGGCGGTCGATGCCAGCGGCGGCCATCTCGCGCTGGGCGGGCAGACCCCGATCGAGCGCGCGGCGGCGCTGACCGACCGCGCCGGCAGCATCCTGTCATCCGAGGATGTCCTGCCGGGCGCAGCCAACAAGGGCGCCTCGGTCGACAAGACCATCGTCGACAAAGGCATCGCTGGCCGCGCCAGGGAAGCCCAGGTCGCCGATCGCACAGTGGTTGAGCCGGGGCTTGGCGCGCGCATCAAGGAGGAGCATGCGATCGGCGCGATCGCAGCGCCGGCCAAGCCTGGCGTGGGCTCCGCGCTGGGCAACGCGGGAGCCATCTATGAGGCCCTGCGTATGATGGGAGTGCCGTTGCCAAACCCGCACGACATCCCGGTCATCGGTCCGGTGCTGAGCGCCTACCTGAAGGCGAAGATCCTCGGGAAGGCGTTCGGTCGGTTCGGCGGACGCATCGGTGCGAGCGCGGAAACGGCCATCGCCGGCAAGGCCGCGCAGGTCACCCAGCGTGTGTACTCCGCTGTGGACCGGATGCTCGGCCTGGGTGAGCGAGCGGTGCGGGCGGCGGCGCCCAAGGCGGGGGGTGTTGCTGCGATCCTCGGGCACAAGCTGTTCGACGGCGGCTACCCGGACGAGAGCATGAAGCCGGAGCCCAAGAGTGGCGAGCTCGGCGAGATGTACCGGCGCCGCGCCAGCGAGCTGGCCGCAGCGGTGCAGCCCGGTGCGATGGCGCGGGCGGTGCGCGGGCGAATCCACACCGCGGACCCCGAGCTCGTGCAGATGATCTCCGACAACCTCGAGAAGCAGGTCAACTTCCTGCTCGACAAGATGCCCAAGCCGCCCATGCATGCCGGAATCCTGCCAGGGGTCATCGAGTGGTCCCCGAGCCGCTCTGCGATGTACGAGTGGTCGCGCTACGTGCGCGCCGCGAGCGATCCGGCTGGGGTGCTTGAGGATGCCGCCGCCGGCCAGGGACTCACGCCACAGGCCGCGGAGACCATCCGCACGCTGTACCCCAACCTCTGGTCGGCCGCGCAGCGGCGCCTCATCGAGCGCAGCAGCGAGGCCAAGCCAATCAGCTCGGGGATGCGCCAGCAGCTCAGCATGTTATTCCGGCTGCCCACCGATCCGACCTCGACGCCTGAGTACGCGGCCTGGGCACAGGAAGCCTACCAGCCACCACAGCCGGCGACCCCGCCGATGGCTCCGCTCAAGCTCACCGCACCGGTTCCGCTCGCCACCATGACATCAGGAGACCGACCATGAACTACGCGCACCCACTAAATATCGATGTACCTGCTCTCGTTCTGACGACCGGCGTGAAGGTCGAGCCGCGTGTCGGCGACCCAGCGACCAAGGGGGTGACCCTGGCGAGCGGGACGACCTACGTGTTCCCGGTCGGCGGAGAGTCGGCGCCGCTCAACAGCGTCCACCTGCTCTGGGACGCGAGCATCATCGTCACCTGGACGATTGAGACGACCAACATGCCGAGCGCGCAGGGCTCGCAGGTCGACGTGAGCCCATTCGATTCGACCGCTGGCAACTGGATGCAGGAGAACCCGAGCGGCACCTACGTCAGCGGATCCGGCGCCGGCGGCATGACTGCGACGAACCTCACCCTGGTTGTGGCCGGCGGTACCGCGGGCGGCAGTACCATCCACGTCGGCAACTTCGGGACTCGGCGGATGAGGGTAAAGGCGGTCGTCGCCGGCACCGGCGGCGTGGTCCGCGTCCTCTGCTGGGGCAAGGCATGATCGGTCCACGCGTCGGTCCGAAGGTCGGCCCGCGCGTGGGTCCGGCCGTTGGCGTGTCAGCCGACCCCATCGCGAACAGCGGCGGAGCGATCGCCGGTGTCACGTTCGATGCCGGCGGCCAGAAGTATTTCCCGGCGAATGCTGCCGAGTGGACGCTGCTCATGGCGGCGGCCGGGCTCGCGACCGGGAATCCTGCGAGCGTCTGGAACATGCAGGAGGCAAGCGGGAACGCGGCCGACAGCATCGGAGCCATCACGCTCACTCCGACGAGCATCAGCCTCTACCAGCAAGCCGTGCCGGGATACTCGCGGTTCTCCATCCGCGGCATCGATGGCCAGGCGGCGGCGATGCGCAACCTGGCGACCGCTCCGAATCCGTCGCTGACGAGCACGCTCGTGATGTGCTTCGTCGACTTCAATGCGATCCCGGCGGGCGTGCGCGACATCAGCGGCGTCGCCGCGAACGCGCTGACGCAGTTCATGATCACCACTGGAAAGCTCCAGCTCGTGAGCGGGGCCACGGTGCAGACCGTGAACGCGGTCGGCGTCGCGGTGCGCCCGGTGCTGCTGCGGATCAACAACACGGCGACCACCGCCGCGCTGTTCACCGATCAGGAGAAGCTCAGCACGACATACGTGCTACCCACGAGCGGAAACCTGGTCACGTTCGGAAGAGTGGCAGGCACGATTGCCTCTGTGGGATACTTGTATGGATGTGAGTTCACGGGCGCGGCTGCGGAGCTGTCGGACGCGCAGGTGAAGACGCTGCTGCAGACGCTTGGATGGTCCATCCCCTGGACCTGAGGAGGGAACCCCTATGGCACAGATCAATGCAAAGTTCTTCGGAGTAGTCGGCGATGGAGTGACAGACGATCGATCGGCGCTGCAATCAGCCCTGGATGCAGCTGCAGGCGGAGACCTGCTCATCCCCAACGGCGTGTATGCGCTCGGGCAGGCACCGGGCGGGAAGTACTACTCGCTCAAGGTGCCGCCGAACACGCGCGTACACGGCGAGTCGCAGACCGGATGCCGGCTCGTCCAGCTCCCCGTTCCTGGCAGCGTCCGCATGCTCCAGGTCGAGGGAGACAGCGTGCTCATCGAGAGCATGACGCTCGACGGCAATGCCGGCGCGATGCCGGCGGATGAACATCGCGCGGGCGTGTTCGCGATGGGCTCCGGGCTCACGCTGTCACAGCTTACCGCGGTGGCGTTCAGTGGCGACGGCATCTACCTCTACACCGGTGAGCGCATCTTCATCGATCGTGTGGTGTGTGTCGCGAACCGCCGCAACGGCATCACGCTGGGCGGCCCGGTCCGCAACGTGGTTATCCGCGACTGCGAGCTGATCGGGAACACCGCGCAGCAGCTAGACTCCGAGCCCGGAACGACCGCCGACTCACCGGACAACGTGTCGGTCGTTCGATGCCTACTCGATGCGCATGGGGCCAGCGGCGACTACGTGCTGGCGATCGCCGGTAGCGGCGCCGCCCGGCGTACCCGGCGCTGGAACGTGAGCCAGTGCGAGATCAACGGCCCGGTGATCATCTGCTGGGCGGATGATGTCCTACTCGCCGAGTGCTGGGGCGGCCACAGCGTCAACAAGCCGGCGGTCCGCGTGTACCGCGCCTGCGACCGCATCACCATGCGCGACTGCGAGCTCGAGCTGTTCGGGCCATCCAGCGAGGTCATCGACATCACCGGGACGGGCGCCGGTCAGTGCCCGCAGACCGTGCGGATCAAGGGATGCCACTTGAGGGCGAACGGCGTCACACACGGCATCAGCGTGAACAACGCGCTCGCCGTGTTCCTGACCGACAACGACCTCACCGGGAACGGCGTGGCGGCGCCGTACGTGAGCGGCGTATACATCCGCTGCAGCCTCGCAGAATCCCCCATCGGCCTGGTGAGCGTGCACGGCGGCACCATCTCTGACTTCGGCCAGTACGGCGTCAGCGTCAACAACGCCCCCGGATGCGCGACCGAACAGGTTTCGCTGCGCCACGTGCGGTTCATGTCCAGCACGAACTCCATGCGGTACGCATCGGGATACGGGCTAGGCGTCACCGAGGTCATCCACGACCAGCTCGAGCTGATCGGCGCCGGGCTGCTGGGCCCCATCGACCCGCTCAAGATGCCGCCGGGCGTCGGCCTCACCATCGAGGCCGGGAAGCGATGGCGTGCCCCGTGAGCGATGCGCAATTCGCCGCGCTCATGGGTGCGCTCGTCGGCGTCGGCGGCGCTTTCGTCAAGCTGGTCCACTGGTTCGGGACGCGCGCTGTCGTCAGCATCACCGCAGCGTTCGACCGGGTGGTGAAGTCGCTCGACGACAACACCTCGGCCACCCGGGAGATCGCCCGCTCACAGATCGAGCACGCCGCGCAGGTGGCCAGCTCGCAGGCGACCGTCGCCGCGAAGCTCGACCACATCGCCGACTGGGTGCACGAGCACACGCCGGTCGAGCCACATCCGCCTCCTCAGGCCGTTCAATACCCGCCGAGCGAGCGCCGCCGCCGTCTCGACGTCATCAAGGAAGTCACCCCCACCGAGCTTCCGCCCGGTGGACGCTACCACCACAGCAAAAGGAGATCGTAATGGATTCCACATTTTGGATGGCACTCGCGGGTGCCGTGCTCGGGGGGCTGTCGTTTGTCCTCCACATCATCGCCCCACTCACGAAGAACACCATCGACGACAAGATCCGAGATGGCATCGACGTCGCCCTGGGGAAGCGAGACGCTCAGTGAAGCCGGTAGCCATCGCGCTCACCGCCATCCTGGGCGCGAGCTCGTGCGCGCAGACCAAGGCCATCGTGACCGAGGGTGGCCAAGCCGTGCTCGACTGCACCAAGGAAAACGCCGGTGACCTGGCAACGCTCGGGCTCCAGCTGGCCGTATCCGCAGTTCGCTCCCTGGCCGGCGGTGGTGCCATCGACTGGATCCTCCTCGGAGGACAGGCAGAACATGCCGGTCTCGAGATCGGGACATGCGCGCTCGCCAAGCTGCACTTCCAGCTGGCCGGCAGCGGCACAGCACGATCGATCGATGACCCGGGCGCGCTCGAGCTCGAGCGGCTCAAGGCCAAGCTCGGCGTCAGCTTGCTGCGCGGAGTCTGAGCGCCGCAACCAGCGCGAGCGCCTGCTCGGGCGACTCGGCGATCGCAGGGGCCGCTCCCCAGGCTGCCCACCATGTCGCCTGGGCTTTGGTGAGCATCGTCCCGCGTTGGGTGGCGTGCGTTCCCGTCTCCTTCACCTCCATGATGAGCAGCAGGTCTTCCAAGTCATAGACCTGCACCGGAACCCTCACCAGTAGGTCAGGGACGCCGGTACCCTCGAGCTTGGCCACCGTGCATCCGGCATCGGTCAGCGCCTTGATGATGGCCTTCTCGTTGGCATCGCGCCTCTTCGTCCAGCGCCCCATCAGCCGGCCTCGTTGAGCGAAGCTACGAAGTCGGCGAGCGCCTTCCGCAGCTGGTCCTGCGCGCGGGCGGCCTCTGCTTGAGCGAGCGACTGGGCCGCGAGGCAGTCCTTGAAGTACTGGAAGGCGCGATGCCGGGCGCCATGTAGAACTGTCACCGGAAGATGAGGAGCAATCCCATCGATGAGTCGTTGCGGCGATACATCGAGCATCGAGTTGATGTTCTCGATCGCTCGCCTCATCTCCTCGGACACGAGGTCGGTCATGGCATCCGCTCCACGACATCCTCCTCCAGAATCTCGAGGACGTTCGACACCGGGACGCGCATCCGCTTCCCTACCAGCGCCTTGCCAGTCGCCGGGGTGATGATCAGCCAGGCCCCCTTTTCGATGAGGGTGAATGAGTTGCCGTTCTTCTCCTTGCTCCACGACTCACCGATGCTCGGAACCGGGTCCCTGAACTGTACTCTCAGAATCGCCATCGAATCGCTCCTTGTTCCTGGCGACCATCGCCAGGTAGTTGTGGACCCGAGCCGACGACGAGCTTCCGCACTCGTCGCATGCCGGATCAGTAAGTGATGTGAACGCGGCCTCGCGTAGGCCGCACCATGCGCATAGGCTCATGGCTTGAGTTCCACTTTCATGGCATTCGCCCACCATCTGAGCCTCCCCATCGCGGATGGAGTCACCGATGCGAAGTCACCGTGGAATGGAATCTGTTGGCCACCAGCACCGCGCTGCTCCAGCACTCGGTCAGCGGCTTCGACCTCAGCAATGAACCCGATGGCGATATGCTCCAGGTTGGTCATCGCGACAACCCAACTCCGCGCGCTGGCCGCTGGATGATCTGGTAGAACGAGCCATAGCTGTTGTTGTACCAGACCTCGCAAAACCAGTATCGGTCTGGACAGTTTACGATGGCATAGGAGCGGAACGCATTGGCGACCTCTCGGAGGCCACCGGTTCCACCGAGGTGGGTGCTCTGCTGCGCAGATGCGACCGCCCATCCGTCGAGCTTCCGCTCCATCTCGAGGAGGTCATCACCCGGTCGATCCTCCAACCCAATCGCAAAGGTCATCTCCTCTCCGATGACCTCCAATCGGATGTACGATTCCACCGGAGGTAGGTCGCTCACGACTTCCTCCGGCGAATCTCCTCGTGCAGAGACTTCGCGAGCGCGAGCTTTCGATCCTGTGATGCCGGTACCACGACTGGCACGATGAAGTCGCTGCCAGTCTTCGGAGCATCCTTGCGGAGCTGTAGGAAGTCGGGCAATAGGGCGCGCTGCCCAGCAAGCACGTCCTTCACCTCTTGGGTCATCGGATAGGCGTCCTTAAGCATCGCATCGAACTTCGCGACATCGGTAGTGCGGAATCGCTTCTGCTCAGCCCGCCATGCCAGGCGACGCGCGCTCGCGCGACCGTGGCGAACACCGAGTGCATAGTTGAAGAACATCGTCGCGAGCAGGATGCTCCAGGCGAGCGCCTGCCACCAGCTCACGACGGCATCTCCGGCAGCGGGTCGATCTCGTCCGGGTCAGCCCAGCCCTCCTTGACCGCGACCCGCATCTCCTCCTGCGACTGGTATGCGGAGTCGGGGATGGCCAGGCTGCGCGGCATGACCGACAACAGCCGGCCATTGGCATCGGTGAGTGCCGACACGACTGGAAGGTCGTGCACGATGCTCACGACCTCCGCCTCACGCATCAGGAGCTTCGTGCTCTCCCTGCCATCCTCATCAATCACCGGGATGAGCGCGGGGGCCTTGCGTGGGTAGCAGATGACGTCTCCCGGCTTCACGGTGAGCGGCACGACCTTGCCCTCCGCGTTGACGCGCCCTGCACCAACGGCATCCACCGTGGCGAAGGCGACGTGCTTGTTCTCCTGCGCAACATCGGGGACGAAGATCCCCCCCGGCGTGCGGCGGCGCTCCGATACCGGAGTCGCGATGATGCGGTCTGCGAGTGGCTGGTGTCTCATTGAAATCCTCCGTGCCCATGACGGGAATCGAACCCGCGTCTACGCATAGGAGCACACGCTCGGAATCATACGTGCCGCGGTAGAAGATGGTAGCCCGCGGATATGCGTCGTGTCGCCGTCCACACTGCATGGGCGTTGTGTTACTTATTCTCGACTGGCGGAAGGTCTGACAGGAGTCGCTCGAGCACCCGACCTGTCATCAGGTTCCGCGAGAAACAGTACTCGCGGAATCGATCATATACCGACCTTTTCAGCGATATCGATCCGCACGGTCGCGGATTATTCTTGCCGTCCTTCTTCATTGGTACTGACACTACCGGTGCGCCAGTGCTTCGTCAAGATGCATCCGAGTTGCTGAGAACCGAGCGAGCAGCTGCTTGGTTGCAGGACCCGGCACCGTATAGATGAACGGCGCAGCGAGCGACCGATTCGCCGGCCACGCTGCGTCGATCATCTTCCGGGCGACACCCACACCGCGGGCTTCTCTGCGCACGTACAGGTAGTGCAGCAGGCGGATACTGGGAAGCGCGGCGATCGCGAGCCATCCGAGGATGTGCTCGGGATCGCGCTCGACCACGAGAACACGGGTGAACGGATGGTCCAGGACTCGATCGATCGTGGTGCTCGACAGTCCGCTCGACCATCCCCAGGTCGACGCAACGTACCTCCGGTCGTCTGGCTTCCACACCCGGACCCTCACCGGCGCCGCTCCCCTCCAGCGTTCACCGGAAGCGGCGGCACCCTGCCATCGGACAACAGGCGTGGGCGTGCCGTCCACTGCGCCGCGCTGCGTCCGGCCTGGCGATGCTTGTGGACTCGAAGCTTCCCATTCCAGTGCCGGTACGCGGTCTCGCCGCATGCGCACCTGTACTGCCCGACGCAGAGCGGGATGGGAGCCCAAGCATGCTCGTGATCGCTCACTTGATCCGCCATGCCCGGAGTATCTTCTCCTGCAGGAGCTGCGGCAGGAGCAGACGAGACCGGAGCTCGCGCTCGCGCTCGGCCTCATAGTCCTGCGCGTACTTCAGGACGTTGGGTAGCGGGATGCGCAGCGTGGCCATCTCGAGCGCGAGCGCAGCGCCAAGCTCGGCATCCTCGAGTCGCCTATCTCGCTGCTTGGCGAGCAGTGATGGGTCTGTCCTCAGGTACTCGAGGCGACGGGCGACGTATCCTCCGGGCTTGCTCATCTCATCTCCTTCACGTCTTGGAATGCGAGTTGCTCTGCATTCCGCCTTGGGTAGCCGCCGAGGTACTCGCGGATGGCGGCTCGCTCGTCGAAGTCGTCGAGCACGTCGTACACGTTGAGGCGACGCTCGACAGCCCAAGCTGAGACCTGTGGGCGCACTTGGTCGGGGCGTGGCTTCATGCGTGGTACACCCCGGGCGGCACGCCATTACAATGCGATTGCGCAAGCATCGACACCAGCTCGATGAACGAGTACTCGTACCGGACCGCATCGCCGGTGATGCTGCTCATGCTCGCAATGAACGCCAGGACGGCGGCGCGCGGGCGTGGGGCTCGTTCGTTCATGCTCCCTCTCGTTCCTGCCGCGCGATCTCCGCGGCTTCCTCCGGTGTCACCTCGTGCGCGTCCTCCACCTGCTCTCGCATGCTGGCGGCCATCCCAGCAGCGGCCTCGGTGCGGCTCGCCTCGCCATCGGTTACGATGTCCAGGACGTCGCGGTCGCTGCGCTTGCCTTCTTCCTGCGCCTGCTCGACCGCGAGCCCGACGTAGTAGTCATGGCCGAGCGGAAGGCGCTTCGCGAGCCGGCGGATCGGGCTCTTTCGCCACATCTGGTCGCCCCAGTCCTTCCAGGCATCGCTCATACCGCGTCCGGTTGCCACCGCCTTTACCGCGTCGAGGTCTGCCCGATCCATCCACTCGACGTCGTAGCTCACGATGCTATCGCGCGAGCCGAGGAGCTTGGCGACGGCGTAGGCGCCGATGATAGCGCCCCGGTCTCCGCGCAATACCGGGCGGTGCACCGGTGGAGTCCCGCCCCCCAGGTCGAGCTCGAACACATCGTGCTCGAACACGACCTGGGGGTTGATGGTCATGACCTCGCGGCTTCGCTTGGCCTGTTTCACCAGGCCGCGCCATCCGGCCATGAACTGGGCCTTGCCGCCGAATGGGACGATGTACGCCTCTCCCTTGAGCGCGCCCGGCTCGAGCCCGGTGACGGCGCAGGCGAGGAGCGAGGTGTAGATGCTCTCCTTGGAGCAAGCGCGTAGCTTGTCTGCCTTGGGCGCGGACAGGTCGAGCATGGCGAAGCGGACCAGGGCGCGCGGGTCCACGCCTCCGGTGATCCACTTCTCGAGCTGGGGGAGCTTCGCTTCCAGGTACCCCTTATGCTCATTGAGCTGGCGGACCAGCGCGTTGCTTTGGTTGACCCCCTCTGCCATGCGCCGGCCACTCTCGGTGTAGGCATTCTTCATGCTCATGCTGTTCTCCTGGTAGTCGTTCGTTGCACGGTAGGGATGTCGACGATCTCCACCGGGATGGAGTCGGTCAGCTCGGCGCGAAGGTCCCGGACCTCGGCGGCGAGACGCTCGCGTTCATCCGCGCACAGCGCCAGTTCGCGTGCCAGGGTCGTGATGTACACCTGCGCCTCGCGGAATTGGGCGAGGATTCGGTTGAAGTTGGCTTGTTCTTCAGGACTCATCGTCATCCCCTGCGAACCCGCGCGGGGTCTTGATGGCCCAGGTCTTAGCCGGTCGCTTGAAGCTGAGCACGGCTGGTCGCTCGCCTCCCCTGAGAGCGGACTCGAGAGCCATGGCGTACCCCTTCCAATCCATCCCGGCTCCGGCCCGGTAGGCCGAGAACCGGCCGAGCTCGTCATCCTGGAGTGCGGTCGCGCCATGCGCGGACAGGTGGAGAAGTAGGTGGTTGTTCAGGCGGTCTACTTCTTCCTTGGCGGCTGCAGCTCGTACCTTGGCAGCTCGGAGCGGAAGTAGCAGCTCGTCGCGCACGCCATCGTCGGATGGGATGACGACCTTGCTGTCGCGTGGCATCAGCTCGCTCACATGCGCGCGCCAGGCGTTCGTGTGATCCGGTAGTGGCTCGGTCCCGTTCTGAACGAGCGTCCAGAACGAGCGCAACGACTTCAAGATCGCGGCCTCGATCTCCAGGTTGCGATGCACCCGGTGGATCACGAACCGGTTGCCGCCGATGAGCGCAGCGATGTCGCACCATGGCAATCCGGTAACAGCCATCTCAACCCGGACCTGCACCTCGTACTTCGGTGGTGGCCCATGGTCCCACTCATGGGCCAGCCATCCATCTGCGGTCTTGCACTGGACCAATCCTATGTTCCGGGACAAACCAATGGACTGGAACCATCCGGCATGAACCTCCACGACTCCAGGCTCCATGATTGTCGAATGCGCGAATCCATCCGGCGTGCACCGCAGCCATCCAGTCAGCAAAACCGAGTCCGGCTGGACAAGTACTCGTGACCGGGTAGATGTCGCGTACTTCCCGCGTACCACAGGTTCCAGCAACTGGCCCCACTCAGCTGCCTCGCTCGGCCCGGTGTCCTCGACCTCGAGACCGCGGTGCCGGCGCCAGATCTTGATGGGTGGGTTGTACCTGTCGAGGCCAAGAACGCCAGCCGCTTCGCTGGCACCAAGGCAGGACTGATCGCGTTCCTGTTCGACATGGATAACGGCGCTCATGGAGCCTCGATTCTGCAATCACATCGAGAGGCATTATCCCAGTGGGCGCTGATTACGATCACGATGTCGTGATGTCCAGCTGCGCAAAGCATGGCCTCGACTACCTCACGTTTCTCGTCTAATCCCATCACCACACCGCCAGTCCGCCATCGTTGGCCGCCTCGAAAGCGTCATGCAGCCCTTCGTGATGCCGGGCGCGCTTGCAGTTGTGCACGCGGCCATCGAGCGTGATGAGATGGTGGCATCGGCGATGCTCTTGCATCACCTGATCCCATGGCCACTCAGTTTTGTTGGGTCGCTCGATGCGCATCTCAGGTCTCCAGGGAAGGGATGTACTCGTGGCCATAACGGCCGTAGGTGCTCGCGATGGCATTTTGGCAGGTCATCTTCTGGGGCTTGCGTGATTCCGGCGTCGAGTACGGTGAACCAGGGAATGGCAGTGGCCGAAGCTGCGGATCGCAGCGGAATGGTCCGTATACCTTCAGCGTTCCATCTGGCTCCGGGGTGCTATTGATGACCTTGATTGCCACGTATGGCTCGTCGTCAGGGATGTCGATGCGCAGAAGCTCGCGCGGATTGCCGAGCATATCGACATCGGAGTGAATGACCTTGGCTCCGATGTCGCGGATCCAGCGGCCGGAGTCTCCCTCGTTGTACTTGGCGATCATCACCCGGCGAACTTCGGCATTCGACTGGTCCAGACATTCCTGCGCTGTGAATTGACCAGCGGTGATCCGGGGGGTGACCCGAATGCCGTGGATATGGTGCAGCTCCACGCCATCACGCCACCTGATGTGCGGTCCGTTCGCGTTGTGCGCGCGACACACCGGGCTTCCATCGCGATACACGAACTCCGGGCGATCTGCGATGATGCAGAAGTCCGCATGAATGAAGCGCGGTCCGAGCTTTCCCAAGTCTTCATACGCCGCAAACTTGGAGTAGTCGATGTCGAGCTTGGCGACGTGCCGGAAGAACGTCAGATACGACAGCCAACCCGACCACATGTTTCCGCCGTTCCAGAACTTCCACCAATGTTGGGTGCACTGAATGAGGAATCCGACGACGCCAGTTGTGGCGGCGCGCGTGGCGGCGTACGTGGCGGCGTCCGTGGCGGCGCTCGTGGCGGCGTCCGTGGCGGCGTCCGTGGCGTCGACCGTGGCGGCGTACGTGGCGGCGCTTGTGGCGACGCGCGTGGCGGCGTCCGTGGCGGCGTACGTGGCGGCGCTTGTGGCGGCGTACGTGGCGGCGTCCGTGGCGGCGCGCGTGGCGACGCGCGTGGCGGCGCTTGTGGCGACGCTCGTGGCGGCGTCCGTGGCGGCGCTCGTGGCGACGCGCGTGGCGGCGCTTGTGGCGACGCTCGTGGCGGCGTCCGTGGCGGCGCTCGTGGCGACGCGCGTGGCGGCGCTTGTGGCGACGCTCGTGGCGGCGTCCGTGGCGGCGCGCGTGGCGGCGTACGTGGCGGCGTCCGTGGCGGCGCGCGTGGCGGCGTCCGTGGCGGCGTCCGTGGCGTCGACCGTGGCGGCGTACGTGGCGGCGCT